CGTTTGACGATAGACACGCAGGGACGACGGGGCAGTACCGTCCCGGTCCACCATTTATGGGCCGGAAACAGGATTCGACCGCGCGTTGAAAATCAGATCGAGACCGACTGGTTGGCCGACTGGCCATGATAAATGCCAACTCGAACGAGGCATTTGCTCTCGCTGCCTGACGGTAGCTGAGCGGGGTTCGGGAGCACCTGGCAACAGAAGCTCCCACTTAATTCCCCTAGGGGTTTTCGGGCGGTGAACCTAACACCAGAACTTTCTTCCGGCGACGAGTCTAGAAGCGTCGCTAAAGGAAAAAAGAACCGCCCACCTCGCACGCACAACGTCACGCTCGCGATACTGCGCGCCATGTCGATTCGGGAGAACCTTCGTCTCGTGTACCCCGACGGCAAGACGCGTCGGGCGTACTGGACGAACATCGACCGGACGCACGCGCGCGGGGAGTATTCCGTTGACGGGAAACGCGTGCATGTGTATGGTCCCGTCAGGGATGGGAGAATACTCTGCCGATAAACCTGAGCGCCGATGATTTTGCCCGCGAGATACACGAGATGGTCCGCGGGGGCGCGTCCTACATCGACGCGGTGAATCACTGGTGCGCCAGCCGGGGTCTCGAGCCCGAGGCCGGCGCCGACCTGGTCCTTAATTTTCCCGAGATTCGTGAGCGCCTCCAGCTCGAGGCCGAGAACCTCTCCTTGCTGAAGAGAGATGACTTCTAGAGGAAGAATGACCCCGTTTGAAGCATATATGTTATATATAGCAGTGAAGAGACACTTTACATCGGATTATGACTTCATCCGATATAAAGGGAAGGTCCGCGTCAAGCTCGCCACGTTCGACAAGCGCCCCGACAAGTATTGGTTCCAAAAGGTCGCGGACCATCACGACCCACATTGGCTGCTGATCACCAACCTAGTCGACAATCCTCATCGCTGGGTGGGTGAGATAGTCAAGGACACGCACCACTACGCCGAGCACATGGGCCGCATCGAGGCCCTGACACACACCGTTCGACGCGACCTAGAGGGCATGGACAACGACATCTGCGCGGAGCTGTCCCTGACCGCACACGGCCACCCGATACTCGCGCGGCGATGTCTCGCCAACACGGTCTCACTAGAGACGGCGACGGTGATCTCATCACTCACGGGATGCGGCGTGCTGTGGAGGAACTCGTCTGACCAGGTGCTCAAGGACGTCGGCACGCGTCTCGTTAAATATGGGGCGTTCATTAAGTTCGATCGTGATACGATGAGAAAAATCGTGCGCGATCATTTTGCTGTTGACGCTCCTCGGGAGTCCATGTAGACTACACTACATGGGCGGCTGCCTAAATAATTCACATTATGTCTTCGCTATGTTTCGTCATGCCAGTCAACGCAACGAAACAACGAGGTACATATGTCTTTCGCAGATCTCCGTAAGAACTCCCAGGCCGAACTTGATCGCATTGCAAAGGAAACTGAGAGGCTCGCCGGTGGCGGCGGCTTCGAACGCGACCCGCGCTACTGGCGTCCCGCGCTCGACGCGGCCGGCAACGGATCGGCCCTGATTCGCTTCCTCCCCCGTCCTGAGGGGGAGGAGTTTCCCCTCATCAAGAAGTTCTCCTACGGGTTCAAGGGACCGACGGGCCGGTGGTTCATCGAGAACTCCCCGCAGACCATCGGGCTCCCGTGCCCGGTGAACGAGCGTTGGAGCGCCCTCTGGAACGAGGGAACCGACGAAGCCAAGGAGCGCTCGAAGACCTTCAAGCGCCGCATGTCGTTCGTGAGCAACATCGTCGTGCTCAAGCACCCCGCCCGCGTCGAGGACGAGGGCAAGGTGT